CCAGCTGCCGCCACAGCAGCGTTGACGCCGCCGATAGACCGTTCATACGCAGTAAAGCTCATCTCGATACCCTCAATTATGCGTCAACCGTAGCTGCCCAGTTGTCATCGCCAATCGCCACAAAAATACCCATCGCGTTGGCCTTCAGCGCGATAGCGGCGTTGTCACTGCCACCGTTGATCTTCTTCCCAGTGGGAGGAAAGACGTCCAGTGCAACCGCAGTGGTGTTGGCAACATACAGACGATCACCCACATCCCAGTCGGTCGGAAGCCGCAGGCCATCCGCAGACGTCGCAGTTGCCGAGGTGACAACATTGGTGACTGCGGTCAGACCCGTGGCAGTCGCCTGACTGTTACCAGCCGCAGCGACCGTCCGGTCGATGGTGTAGACGTCACGTCCCAGACTCTTGAACTTCGTCGTCATGATACCTCCTAGAGGTGGGGGGCCAGAGGCCCCCCAGTCTCATCAAGTCGCGGAACCGACCAGAGAGGTCACCATGGCTTCCGGCTTCACGACCTTGCGGCCATAGATCGCCAGACCACGGACGACGTCACCAAAGTCAGTCTGGTTGCGCAGCGGCTCGGTCTTGTCCACCGTCATGGCAAACGAGATCGCCTGCTTCGTACCAGCCACCATCAGGCGGCGGTCCTTGGCGTTGGAGACGACACCGCCGTCAGCCGTTGCCGTCAGACCCGGCACCAGTGCCTTGCCAGCCTCACCACGCGGCAGCAGGTTGGACACATAGACCGTGAACCGGTCGATCATGCCCACCTTGCCGGTACGCAGGGTGCTGGACGCATCACCCGTGAAGTACGCCTGCGCCAGATCGCTCTGCATCAGCAGGTGGCGGTCGAACGGACTCATGACCAGCCAACGGCCTTCTTCCGGCACGTTCTGCTCGTCAAGGCAGGTGGACATCCGCAGGATGGCCTTCAGGACGTTGTTGGCGCTGCTCTGGTCAATCGGAGCAGTGTCAGTCCCGAGGTTGTATGCAGCCGACAGCGCACCGGCGGTCGCACCCTCGTTCGCGGAGTCAGGGCCTTCAGTGACCATGGTCTGGAAGAACACCTCGTCTTCAATGGCGATCTTCAGCTGCTTGGCCGCGTCCTCGGTGAACATGTTCATCAGGTCCATGTCGGACTGATACGCCAGAACGTCGTTCACCTGCACGCCGAAGTACTTACCCTTGTTGATCTGCATGTCCTGAAAGATCGGGGTCGGCACTTCGTACTGGAGGTTGGCACCCACTTCGTAGTCGTTGATGGTGATCGAAGGAGCAAGACGGATACGGATGGTATCGCCCTGATTCTTCAGCTCGCCTTCCGGCTTGTTATCGCACAGGCTCTTTATCCCGTGCTTCTGACGGTTTCGTTCCCGTCAGGTCGGACTATATCATCACCTGCCGCTCGCCCTCTGGCGTAGCGTTCCCGAGCGTAGCAAGCGTCGCATTTGCCTTTCCGCCGGTTGGCGTGGATTGGCGCTCCACATGCACACTGCGAGACAGGTGTCTGGCACTCGTGGGACTCAAGGGCTGCAACGTGTGCGAGTTTGTAAAGCATCGCTTCAGGAACATGAGGAGCGATGATTGACGCAAACTCTTGACTGGCCTTGGTGTTGCATTCAACAAAGAACTGGTGGCCTTCAGAACACGCTTTCTTACAACGCATTTTGAAGTCGATGCCATACCGATCTTTGAACCAGTCGATGATGACAGAGGCTTCCGCTTCTGAGCACATCGTCGCGATGTTCGTAGACACTGACGTGATAAAGCCAGAACTGCTGACGTTCTTCCGAGCCGAACCATCGTCCATATACCAGATGGCAAGCCCCTCAGGAGTCAACATGTCCAACACGCGGCGAGTAATCAACTTCTTGCCGTTTGGGTAGAGCCACTTGCGTACCTGTCCAAAGTACGGGTGGCTGACAGTGAACTGATACGCTGTGTACCGTCCACCGGGACCGTTCTTGACAGACGTCACATTGATCTGACGACCACCAAGCGCCCATCCCAAACGCTTCGCTTTCCACTCGCAGTAAGCACGTTGTCCTGCGCCATGCAACACTCGCAACGATCTGGATTCGTAGGGGGTTCGCCCGTTGTATCGCGTCCGAACCTGTACATATCCATCTCCGAGTGCCATGCCGAGGATGACACCACGCTTGTCTACGTTCATCTCCACCTCGTTCGGAGCATCAAGCTCTGAGGTATACCACTGAGTCCTAGTCTCTGAACCTTCCCCGTGTCCTTGGGGCTTGGCTGCTGATTCCCATTTCAGGGTTCCAGCAATTCACCAGATTTAACGACTACAAAGGCTGTTAAGCGTACATATAGTCGGTATTCGCGATTTCCGAAAGCATGGTCTGCTGGTAGAACTTGGCCAGCAGCTTGCCAGACCACAGCGTCGGGATGAAAGCACCCGAGTACGCTGGGCTGGTGTTGAACGGTGCATTCACCGGATACACAGCAGTCGTAGACATTTCAGTCCCCTAATTAGACAGTAACTCGACCATCTTGAAATGCAGAGTCAATCTCCATCTCAAGTTTCCGAGCCTCGTCGTGCTTGCCCTGCGACCCGAGCACCGCAACACGGCGGAACATCTTCCCAAGGTCTGACTGGGAGTATGTCTTGCCGGTCTTGGATGACTGGACCGTCGGGGCGGATGCACGATCCGGCTGTACCTGACGATTGATCTCGGCCTGCCTCGATGCCGACTTGGTCTGTTCCGGCGCAGATTCGCCCCGGAACAACTTGACGTAGTGAGCAACCGCCTCCGCATCGCCGCTGTTCATCGCCGCTTGCGCGACGTCACGGCGCTTGGAGCGCAGCATGGGGTCGTAGGTATCCAGCCACTCCACCCACTTCGGATCGTTGTTGATCGCTCCGAAATCGGGGACAAGCTGGGCCAGTTTCTGCTCAAACGACAAGCTACCGATCTGAGAACCTGTCTGCTGAATGTACTGTTTCAGCTGCTCGTTCTCCTGCTTGAGCGAGGCGAGGTCCTTCTGGAACTCTTCTCGCGCAATGCGACGGTACAAATCGACGTACTCTTGGCCGTGCTCTTCGATTTCCTCGTCAGTGACAAGGCGCTGCGCCTGCTCCTGTTGTCTCTGCGCCGCCTGCTGCTCTTGAGCAGACATTTCCTGACGCATCTGGTGCAACTGGATCGACAGTTCCTTCACCTGATTGTGAAGCCGGGGCACTTCTGCGTCGTACTTGCCCTGCAAGCGACGGTACTTGTGCTCCCACTTCTCTTCAGAGGTTGTGTCGGTTTCAGGCGTTTCTACCGGCGCAGGTGCGGCAGTGGCCTCCGTATCAGGCTGCTCGGGCGGAGTCTCAGGCTCGGGGGTGTCCTCGCCTTTCAAGCTACGCTCGACAGCTTCTACGTCTTCCAATGTTTTCTGCACTTGCTTGGGTAGTGGCATCATCATCTCCTAAGGGGCCAACTCTGTGCGTCGGGGCCGTGTGGTGTGCCGACGCCATAATGGTCTACCTGCTTCGGTCAACCAACGACGCAGCCTGATTCACTGCGTCGAGGAAGTCTTTTGCCATCAGAGCGCGTTCCTGCAGCTGATGGATACGTTTCTCGCCATCTGCTGCTGCCAAAGCGACCAGCGATTCCTGATACAGCTCCTGAAACAGCCTGATGAGCGATTGCATTTCAACAGATCGACACCGAACCAGCGCCCGCAAAGTCTGTGTGTCTGTTGAAGCATTGATAAATCTATTCACAAGTGGTTTATCTCACAACGTTATCTATCGTGTCAACGTACACGCGGTCCACCGGGCTGCATCAACCGAGGCGCACCCGATGACCCACCGGCAACGCTGCCGTCTGCCTGCCGCTGGCGCATCCGCATCTGACCGCCCGGAGGCTGCTGCGGCATCTGTGGTTGTCCGCCGCCACCCTGACCGGGCTGACCGGGCATCTGACCCGTCAGCTGTGCCAGCTGCATCTGCAGCTGCTGAATCATCTGCGCCTGCTGGTCCATCGTCGACATCTGCTGACGATCCGGTACCAGACGGTCCACATTGAGGTCGAAGTTTTTCGCCAGATCGCGCATGAGTTCCGCGATACCCGGTGCGCCTGCGATCTGCTGCGCCGCCGGACTCTGGAGCAGAATCTGCAGAAACTCCATCTTCCTCGCCGCGTCCATCTCTTTCGCAATGAGACTGGCCGCACCCCGGGCGATCACATGGACGTCGCCGACCATGTCCGGGTCGTCCGAATACCGCAGGTTGTCTTGATAAAGCCGCTCAATGATCGGCGTCATGATGTTGGCGTCGATGTTATTGATGACCTGCTTGATGCCTTTGCCCGCGTTGCTGATGAGCATGGACAGCCCAGAGCTGGTCCGCGCCGCACCCGCCTGATGACCACCCATCATGTATTTGGGAATCATCGTGTCCTCGTCCGCCCGCAGCGCAAAGTGGTCGAAGACACGCAGCAGCGACTCGGCGTTGCTGTTGGGTTGAAAGAAATCCAACGGCGGCGAGCTGTCCGGGAAGTCGCTGTTGGTGTACTGCCAGATTTTCCATGGATACATCTGTGTGATGTCCTCACCCGCTGGCAGTCGGCTGACGTTCACACCCACCTGCGGTCCCGAGGCGATGCCCATGTTGTTCGCCAGCGACCGTGCAGCGGCGTTGACCATCTGCTGCGAGTCACGGCACAGGTCGGACACACCGTGCCCGGCAATCGACCCCGGCAGCGTCTCGTAGGACGTGACGTAGTACGGCTTGCGCCCAAGGGGGTCGTAGTTCAGCACTGCCTTGATGACGGTCGTCCCGATCAGCCACACCTCACAGGGGTACGACATGTGCGGGTCTTCGATCTCTTCCTCGGTGAGACCCCAGTCCAGCAGAATCCGCCCCGGCACCGAGTCCCACAGCTGGATCGCGTCGACAAGGTCTGTCGTCGACGTGGTCGCCGTGATGTCCTTGTCCTCGATCTCTGCCTTGGCGGTGTCGATCCACAGCCACTCGCTCAACACACCCGTGGAGAAGTTCCCCAGCACGTCGCGGATCGCTGCCTCGCTGTAGCCGTCGACGCCAATCAGCGCCTCCAGACTGTAGCGCGTCAGGCGATGCCGCTCGATGACATAGCCCTCGTTGATGTCCGAGGCCCACGGCGCCCAGTACAGCATGAACGGATCGACCCGCTCCCACTCGTTGCGGATCACGTCCTGCGGCACCAGCTCGTTGTTCTCCCACACGAGGCGCTTGCGACGACGCTTCACCGGACCTTTGATGACACCGAACGGGAAGGTCACCAGATCGTCGAGAAACTCATCCAAGGCGCGATGGAACCCGCCCTCGACCAGCTGGTCCTCGATCTTGTTCTCCATGCGCTCGACGCGAGTCTTCGACTCCTCCACCATCTGCCGGTAGACGGTGTCACGCATCTGCGAGGTCATGTGCTGGATCGCTTCAGGTGGTGGTGCTTCGCCCTGCTGCATGATCTGCCCCATGATCTGCTCGGTCATGGTGGCTTTCAGCCGCTGCAGCACGTCAGGCGGCAAGTCCGGCTGGGGTGTGGGGGTCAGCGTCCACGGCTTGTCGTTGCCGTGTCCGAGCAACGTGTCCCGCAGCCAGCTGGTGGCTGCGCGGCACTTCACTGACGTCATCTGGACGTACACCTCGCTGCCACCCTGCTGGCGAATCTCAGCGAGTTTGTCCGGGTCGTACTCGCCCTTGCGCTGACGCTGGCACTCCAGCATCCGCTCTTCGAGATCACGCTTGGCGTCTTTGGCCTCGTCCCAGCGTTTGCGCACATGCGCCGCCAGCCCGACGATAAACGGTTGTGCGTTCTCTTCCGCCGACTGTCGCTCCGCTTCCCGCTCCAGATCGGCTGCGCTTGTCACCGGATATAGTGCCAGTCCATTCATCGCCAACGGTGCCTCTTATCGACCATGTCCCGATATATCACAGAGATAGCGCAATGTCACGTCCAGCCCCGTGCGCTCACGCGCTGCACCGCACGCCGTGCGGGTGCATTCGCTGGCACAGACGCATCGCCCTCGGTGTAGTGGTTATGCAGCGCGACATACTGAAAGCTGTCGGCGATGTCACTCCAAGGATGGCTTTTTTCTGGCGTGTC